ACGCTGTATATGAAGCACCAAGGAAATCCTTCGGGATGCCCCCTTACGGTAGAGCTGAACAGCATCTGCAACTTTATGTATGCGCTTTTAGTGTGGAGGATCTCTATGAGAGAGGCCGGCCGACTTGACATGGTACCCCTGAGGAACTTTGACGATCATGTGGTCAATTTCAACTATGGCGACGATAATATCTTTTCGGTATCGATTGAAGCCAATCTCATGATGCTCGTTGCTGACATGATAACCGAGTGGTATGGTGATGCTCATGGTAAAGTCCGTCGGGTTCTCTTACATGAGATAATTCACACAGTGCACCTCGCGCAGAATACGCTGTATATGAAGCACCAAGGAAATCCTTCGGGATGCCCCCTTACGGTAGAGCTGAACAGCATCTGCAACTTTATGTATGCACTCTTAGTGTGGAGGATCTCTATGAGAGAGGCCGGCCGGCTTGACATGGTACCCCTGAGGAACTTTGACGATCATGTGGTCAATTTCAACTATGGCGACGATAATATCTTTTCGGTATCGATTGAAGCGCGGGAAGTCTTTAACCAGATTTCCTTCACTGATATCATGGCGAGACACGGTATAACATATACACGTGCCGATAAAACCGAAGCCACTGTTGGAGTTGAACCGCTTGAGAACTTGACGTTCTTGAAAAGAGGATTTGTACCCCATCCGGAAAAACCCAAACTCAAACTTGCCCCGATTGACCAGTCCACGATCTTCCGCATGCTTGATTGGGTGCGAAAGTCGAATGACGAGGAAGCGCTTCTACTGTCTAACGTGAACGACGCCCTCGAATTCGCCTACCATCATAATGTGGACTTTTATGACAACTTCAAGAAGAAAGTCAATGCTGCACTGAGATCGCAACGCATTAAGACTGTCTCGACAAGTTGGAGAGATCATGACCGAATCTTTTTGAGCAGGTTTGAGATTCCGAAATAACCCCTGGAACTATGTGTTTTGTTTTGTTTGTTTGTTTAATTACTTAGAAATTTTCATTTTTATCGCGGATATAGATTTCAGGTTCGGATGAATGAATGACGACCCGGAGTGGAAGTCATGATCTCTACCCAACTTGACCAGCACTTTCTTTTGAAGAACAATGAGAAATCAAGAAAATACGAAAACCCCAAAAAGAGTTAAATCTGTTTAATTTTTATGTTTGTCCTTTCGTCTTAAGCATCGTTGTCCCATACCGAGTTTCGGCTCCGTTTCAAAGTTTATTCTTTGCTGGGTACAATCGTTCGATGCATGTGTGTGTCTCGTCTTCGCGCGTCTGTTACGCGACGAACTGTG